CGTGGACAAATCAGATGATACAATATTCTCCCGGCAGTGGGTACCTGCCGGGATTGCTTCTTATTATATATCAAGATTTAAAAGTATTTTCCTTCATGTGATCTGCGATTTTTCCCCATGTGTTCTTTCCGCAGCATCCGTCTGCATCAAGCTTCACGTTCTTCTGGAATTTCTTCAGTGATTCTTTTGTGCTGCTGCCAAAAATTCCGTCAACAGATGTTTTAAGCACTGCCTGCAGAGCAAGGACTGCTGCCCCAGTACATCCTTCCTGAATAACCGGAAGCTGAACTTTCAATTCTGCAGTAAGATCTGCCTTCTGTTTGGCCTGCTGTTCCGGATATACCGCTTTTCCATTCCAGTCATAGATGGTATATCCTTCTTTCCATTCTTTCTTAGCATTTTCCAGAATCTTGTATGCTCCAATCTGACTCTTGCTATCTTCCCAGCTTTTCCTTGTACGATAATATTTGTCCACAGTTACGGTTGTCGTCTCAGCACCGATCAGCTGCTTAAACCGCTTCCAATCACCCTTTGCTCGAATCGCAGACGGGCAGTTCTTCGCACACACATCATAATGCTGCAGTACTCTTTCGGCCGGAATACCGAACTGCTTCATGATCTGCTTGCACACTGCAACTGTGTTCTGGAATGCCTTTTCATAATTGTAGCCTGACTGTACACACATTTCGATTCCAATAGAGTTGTGATTATTACAGGTGCCGAACAGCCGGCCGCCATAGTTAACTCCAACATGCCAAGCGCCTCTGTCATACGGAAGGGTCTGGTATGCTCCTGTATCATCCACAAACAAGTGTGCGGAATAGCCTTTAAAATTCCCGTCATGCTGAGCTTTGGCATGTGCCTTTGCATTGGCTCCCTTGGAATAATTGTCTGTGTTATGAATGACAATGTATTTCGGAGTCTGATTGGCATAGCTGTTATTGTTACTGATTAAACTTGTGTTGATATTCATTGTATCCTCCTTCTCTGTTGATAAAATGCTGTTTAAAATAGCAATAATCTTATTTCCATAGTCTTTTCCGGCAGCCCATCCCTGGTGCTGTGGATTCTCCTGAATCCCAAGGTACTCCACGTACTCTGCGCAACCTCTGGTTACGTATATGTAACGTGGATCCACTACGATCTGTTTCAGTCGGTCTGTAGACGCATAGGCCTGCAGGTGCTGGATCTGCGCCCGGATGCCTAACTGTGGGGTTTTGAAACTGTTGCCTTTAACCCCGTTCTTTGTAACTCCCATGCCGCAAAAGTTATTCTGATCCAGAGTAACTGCACTTCCGGAAAATGTGAAGTTGCCGGTTTCCAGGCAACTCTGAGCGAATGCGATATCGCCTCTCACTCCCTCGATTGCTCCTTCTGAAATGTACAGTGGAATCATCTTGATGACCGAATCGGACACCTTTGGATTAACTTTTTTGATATAGGTCTGCATCTGCTGTACGGTAGCTGCAGCCTGTCCCATAATCTTTAACATTTGTTTTCCTCCACTAAAAAGAGGACGATCACTCGCCCTCTGAATCTTTGTATTTTGTTCTGTCCCAGATTTCTTTTACCCGCTCCCATCCGCCGGTTGCAACAAGGTATACAATAAATGCGCCGACTACAGAAGCTACAATATAATACCAGACAATCATCACCTTATAATATGTACATAAGATGATCAGAGCCACCGGGCACAGGATCAGTGATGTGACCAGCGCCACAATGCTCGTTGGAATCTTGTTAAGCCCCGGCATCTCCTTGATTACCTGTACGATGATCGACACCAGGAAGGCAAGTGCCCCGATCAGTGCCAGTCCATAGGTTACATACTGCATCATTACGTTAACGTCCATATTCATTCTCCTTTTCGCTTGATATGCAATTCTTCAATTTCCTGTTTCATTTTCGTTACCATCCCATTCCCACCCAGAGCATGATACGCATCATACATTTCGCAGAAGTTCTGATAAGCATATGATGGGATATCTCCCAGCTGCATGTATTTCGCATGATACTCGATAAGCTGTGTGCGGAGCAGGAGCATTGTTCCCTTGCTGTTGGCATCGCGGTCCTTTTTCTGGTTCTTCAGAAGCCAGACGATATACCCCAGAAGGATTGGTAGTACAATAGTATATGTCTGCATGAGTATTTCTTTCACTTTTTCACACTTTCTCCGGTCTTGCGCCGGCGCAAATTCCAATAAAATAAGAGCCTCACGGCTCTGCTCTGATCTTCATATTTCACCTTCTACTTATCTTCTGGATATTCTTCTTTATACAGCATCTCATACTCTTCTACAGAAATCTTATCTTTCTTGACATACTCAATACCGTATTCTCGCACTTTGTCCTGATATTTCTCAGGAATTGCATCAAATGTAATTGTTCCTACGATCAGTCTGTTAAAATATACTTTTGCCATCATTGTATCTCTCCTTTTCTTATTCAGCATTTCCAAGTGACTCAAGCAGCTCGCATACAGCAATCTCAAGATCATTGATTCGTTCTTCATTGCTTACCACCGTTTCCTGTTTCTTAAAATCCGATTCGTTCAAGCCAAGCTTTTCTATCATCTTTTTCTGTGTTTCTGTCACGATTCAACCACCTCCGATAACTTGATCACATATTCCTCTGTGTTTGGTACTGGGACCTGATAATCATCACCGTGAATGTTCCGGAAGGTCAGTGTTCCGCCTGCTTCAACTTCGATTGGTTCTTGGAATGTATCACTGATAATGTCAGAAATATCAGTGATAATCGGCTCTGCAAGTTCGTAATAAAGAATTGAACCCTGCAGCGAAAGAGTAAACGCTTCAGATGTCCCTGAGGCATTATATTGATGATCATATACACTAATTACACCATTAATTTCAACGCTTATACCTGAATATAACACATAAGTATTGTTCGCGGTCATTGGGACATATTTATCAGATAATATGTTCCCAATAGTGTCAGCTTTTTTTACGTTTTTAATAATGCCGATGAGTCCTTCTGTATACATTTTAATGTAGTCGGTTGCATTCGTAGCACCTTCATACCATTTTAAGTTTCCCAAGTCTACCGACGCAACCCTCTGAATATATTGCTTATTTTCCAAGTCCACATAGTTGTATGCAGTTCCGGCAGACCAACCATAACCTGGAAGATCACAGATTGCCTGGGGAATTTTTTCAACAACAGGTGCTTTATATGATGAATATGACGATACGGCAATGCCATTATCTTCTACAAGCATATATCTCAGAATTTGATTTGACAACGATTCACCTGTATTAACTTGGATGTAAGCTCTGATATATTCAATATTTTCCGAATAATCGAACGTTTTTACCCATTGATCTATTCCGTTCTTTTTTATATAAAATCCAACAAATACGTTCGCATTGCTATATCCATCAAGTGAAATCAAACGATATGATTTGCCATGTTTGAGTGTTTTGGTAAGAGATAACATATCCGTAAACCAAAACGAGGCCAAATCCGTTGCGGTACCATCCACTGTAATCGTACCGTCACCATTATCGGTAAATATGATTCCATTCGTGGTTTTCGTAGTATGCTCATAAGGATATGGGAGCAAATTCCTGCCCTGCAAAACTACCTTACTCACCGGCATACTCATCAGCTCGCCCTCGTTACATGGATAATATTTCGCCGGAAACATTGCTTCGAATTCCTCTACCGTAGATGGCTCATTGCCTATTCCAAACATTTGTGTGAGGTCAAATATCTGAGGTGTATAGGTTATGCAGTCAAAAGTAATACCGGTTTCACATGCATAGATATACCATGATATATATGATTTATTTGTGTCTGCTATTTCAATTATTTTTCCGTGTATGGCATCATTTCCGCGCATATAGAGATAATCGCCTTTTGTAATCTCTATAGTTGCATATGATTTAGTTCCTGGAATTGCAGTTCCTAGGCGGAAGAGTACTTTATGTCCAACATGCTTTTTGGCAATGGTACTACCAATAAACGTATTATCCGTAGACGTACCATCAATTGTAAACTTAGATGTTTCTTTATCAACAGTCACAGTCAAGCCGTTTTCAGTTTTGGCTGCAACCGGTCCGGCTAGCTGATTCCAAACAATCGTTTTTCCGCCAATGTTTTGTATGCTTGCCAGTTTCGCACCGGTTGGAACAGTTTTTTGGTATGATGCGGTATCATCGTTCTGAAACTCATATGACACCCCCTGATTCAACTTCCAGAGAGCGTCAAGTTTTTTGTCAGTCTTGGCAAGGGATATTTTGTCTGCTTTGAGCTCTTCTACGGAAGTTATTCTGGATATTCCGGATGCCAGGTCTTCTCTTAGCGAGTCAATCTCCTCTGTATTCGCATTGATCTGCTCCCGATCAGCTTCGATACCTTCGGCTGCAGTCTGGACTCTCTGGAGCTGTGTGTCTGCTTCGATCTGGATGTCGGATACTGCTTTTGAAGATGTATCCTGCAGGGTTTTGTTTAATGCAATCCCCTCTGTAATCTTTTCGTCCAGGTTATTATCCAGTTCTGTTGCATCCTGGATGGTCTTATCCAGATCTATTTTGCTGGTACTGGCAGTATTGATGGTTTTAGACAGTGTACTGTCTGCATCTGTTGCTTTGGAGATAGTTTTGTCCAACTCTTGTTTTTCTATACCGGCGTCCTCAGCCGACTGATCAACTGCAGTCTTCATAGTCTCAGCCTGTGAGATGGATTCCTCCAGATCCTGCTGCATTGTTCCGGCAGATCTAATCGTCCCCTGCAGGTTTTCTTCTGCTATACCCACATTCTTGTTGATTCTGTTGATCTCGTCATCTGCGTGGGATGTGATGTTCTGTTTGGATCTCAGCTCTTTGTCCTGGATATTTTTCAGAGCATCAGTCCCAGCCTGTTTGATCGATTCTGCCAGTTTTTCAACCTCTACTTTGGTCTTGTCAGCATTCTCAGATGATTTTTCAGCTGCAGAGGCAGAATCTGCCGCCTTGGCTGCGTAATATTTCGCATTGTCTTCCTCGCAATCCGGATAATCATCTCTTCCATGTGCCCAGGCTTCCGCCTGATCCCGGGCTTCTTCCGATCGGTCGGCCGCCTGATTAACTTCCTTAATTGTCTCCCGAAAGAGTTCCGGTTCTTCCGGACTTCCAGGAACTTCCGGTCGTGGCCGTGCCTTGACTGAAAGTTTGATGCGATATTCAGTGTTTCCGGATTTGTCATCTGTCAGAAATACGAATGCAAATATTGAATAATCTGAGATCGCATCGTTATTCTCCAACATGGAATCCGGAATCAGTACGTCAGTAACCCCGTCTCTGGTTGTTCCAATTCGAGTTACAGATTCCCCGCCGGTTTCAGACAGCGAAAAATGGATCTCCACTGCCTTCGGTAGGTCAAGTCCCTGAAGTCGTAAGATCTGACCGTAATCGTACTGCCAGAGACCAGTTGTTTTTGCGTATTTGCTTTCTGGCTCAAATACTGCTGTAGTTATTTCCATTAATCAGCTCCTCCATTTCTTTTATCATAGTTCTCGACAGCAATGTGTATAATCGTGCCTTTCTTCTTTATTCTCATTTGCCAATGTATACAAACTGTGCGCCTGCCAGATTGTTTTGAGCCATTGTTACCCACGGGATATAGGTGATTCCACCGCCTTTCATAATAGTCATAGTACCTCCGCCACTCTGTTGAGTCACAATTATTTGCTGTTTTTCAGCCGGTCGCAAATTTTCAGGAATTGTTCCGGTAGCACACAGTACCCGATTTGCCCACGCTTCCAAAGTTGCTGTCTTTGTATTAAAATTAATTCTTCCAAATACTAGCCCATTCACTCTCTTGACATAAAACGTTATGCTCATTCCATCTACGGCACTTGTCAAATCCGTGTTGTAAGTAGCATCTACAGTATTTAATTTCTTTTTTATCGTTCCAAATAAGTCGCTCCATTTGAGCTTTTTCATAGTTGCTCCGTTGTTTGTAGCGATGGGGAATAGGTCTGTATCAGTGGGCTCAGTCGCGCTTGATAAGTTGACTATAGAATCTGTTTTTAATGATACTGCCATAACATCACGTTACTCCTTTCCTGTAGAAGTGTTAATTTCTTCCAATTTTTTATTTAACATGTCTATTTCTGCTTTTTGTTGTTTAATCATGGCAAACATAGCCGGAATCATGATACGTTCGTTCCAGTCTTCAACCTGTCCGTCAGTATGTCGAGTAGCCTCTGGAAAAAATCTCTCCACATCCTCAGCAATAAACATTGGAATGTATCTGCCTTCATTCTCGTCCCCTTTAACTAGATATCCCTCTTTGTATTTCGCCCACGTTGGTTCGATATTGTACCAGTTTTCAATTTCTTGCTCTGAAATATCGTTTCCAATGTCTTTATAGCGCTTTGAAGATGAAGATTTCAGCATTAATCTGTATTCTTGGAGCTCTCCTCCCCAGCATACTGTATTGGATGCGCTTGTATACTCCCATTGATCAACTGATGGAGCTTTCGTAAAAAAGCTGTCCTCTATTGAAGCATCCTTCACAGTAATACTCTCAAATTGCCCATGTAAACTTTCCTTATGAGTTCTATCAAACCATAGTGGAGGGTCAACTACGGTTCCGTCATCATCTTCAAAAGTTACAATTGTGCTAGAAAAAATAAGATTAGTTCCCGACTTTTTTATTGTTCCATAATATCTGGAAATACCATTTGCGGAAAAAACAGTTCCTGCAATTTCTTGTTCTGTTGTAGTTAAAGAAACAGACGTATCAAGAAAGAAAATTTTATCATATTGAATGATTCCAGAAACAAGTCCTTCTTCATCATATAATGTTTGTCCTCCGTTGCTTTGCTCAGACATTATATTTCCGTTCGCAGCGTATATTTGCAGAACACCGTTTCCGTTGTTTTTTCCGCCAAGTGCCAATTCACCGCCAAGTGCTGCACTGAAACTGATATATAGCTGATTGTTTTTATAGTATAAACCTTTCCATTTTCCATTGTCCGAAAGAATCTTTACTATTTCCGTCTGTGTAAGCGATGCGACATCAAGAGCAACCGAATACGTCTGCATATCCGCAATGCTCGTTTTAGCTTGATCAAGATAGCAAGTCACTCTAATCATTCCGCGTGAACCAATAATTTGAAGTGAAGAAGTTATTGTACAAGCGCCTGTAGCTTCTGTTTGGTTAAGTGTTATAGTCGTCCAAGTTTTTCCAGAATCAGAACTTCTTTCTGCTTTCCACCATCCTGCATAGGCTGTCTCTTCTCCTTGACCATCACGATAATATACGTTAACGGTAAGCTTTTCTGGAGTGACTTTTTTATCTTGCCCCATCAACAATATTTCCGTGTTTGCTCTAAGGTAGTACGTTCTTCCCGGAGGCCCGTCTTCTCCGCGCATTCTCGCCCATGTATATTTTTTGGGGTCTGTGCTGTCCGCCTTTTCGAAATCAGAATAATGACCGATGTAGATTCTATCTGTATCAGTTGTAGAAAAATCCACAGTTCCATCAATACTATTTGCGTAAGCTGTATGGATGTAAGAAGTTTTTCCATTTTCTCCTGGAATGCTGATGCCATCAGCTCCGTCTTTTCCCCGAAAACGACTCCAGATGTAATCGTTTGGATTATTAGACGGTGTTTCTGTGGTTTTATTGTCTGCAATTCCAACATAGATTGCTTCTGCACCTGGGCTATCAGTCATGTCAGAGCCATCAGGCATAGTTGCATATTTTCGCCACGTATATAATTGCTTTCCATTCTCGCCGATTCTTCCAACAGAATAAGCTGTCACAGGACTGCTTTTGCTGTATTTTGTGACAATTCTCGTCCAAATGTACTGTCCTTCTTTTGCGGACGGTGGCGTTGCGTTCCATTCTCCTGTAGGTGGAGTTGTTCCATTGTTGGACGCCTGATAAGTTACTTCTGTGCCGATAACTCCATTACCATCAGTTCCATTAGTTCCATTGGTCCCATTCTTTCCAATATAGGCAACGGAATATCCTGTGGTACTTGTTCCATCCGTGTATTCCGTAACGGTTTTTGTCCACAAGAATTTTCCTTCTTTGGCTTCTGGGACTGTATTTAACCATGTGCCAGTCGGAGCAGTTGTGCCCGATTCGGACACCTGATATTGGCTTTTCGGAGTGCCTTTGATTCCCTTTCCTGTATCTCCTGTTTTTCCGGTTTTCTGTTTAGACAGTGTGAATCGCTTAGTCACCGAAAGACTATTGAGATACGTTGTTTTGATGTCCACCCATCCATTATCGGCAGTTAACCCTGTTACCGTATAAGTATGAGTTGCTGCATTCCAGGAACCAGTTACACCGTCCGATTTTGTGACTGTATAGCTGCAGTCATTGGTAATGTTCTGTGTTCCATACATGACCGTTGCTGTTGTCATAGCTGTCGGGAATACCGGAATATTACCGTCTGAGTCAGCTGTGATCGTTTGCATGTCGTTCGACAGCTGTAAGGTCATATTCTTGGCAGATGCGATATTCTTGTCCATGGATTCCAGTTTTTTTGACAGTGACATTCCACCGATGGTTAATGTGTCAGGATCCATATACACAGACTTTTTGTCCATATCGACTTCGAATATGAGTTTCCCATCAGAGTCTTTTACTGTCAGTGTACCGGCATTAATCCACTTTGCGTTAATACCAATCACATTCAGTATGGCCGCAATCATAGTTCCGTCAACCAGCCATCCGGAATTCCAGGTCTTTCCACCGTCTGTTGACATTCCCCATCCTGCAGCGCTGAATTTCACTACGATTGTAGATTCAGACAATTCCGGTTTATCGCAAAAATAAAGAATGGTACTTCCGTCTTTCATTGTTTCATGGATTGGAAACAAACCATTCTTCGTTTTCATTACTTCCTGTAAATTATCGAATGCAGTGTCCCATTCTGTTTTCTGCTTTTTAAGATTCGCTCGCAGTTCCTTATAAACTTGAGTAGCCTGGCTGTATCGTGTACTTGAAAGGCGCGTAGGTGCTTCAGCTCCAGACATCAGATTCTGTGATGTATGTGCCGTATACTCTACATTCGTAAAGATTGTTTTGTGATATCTCTTTTTGGCGTCTGTCACAAGGGCAATATCGCCTGCTTCCCTCGCAGGATCCGCCGGTGTACTGATCGACATCGGGCGAAACTGTACCCCGTTTAAACGTTCTCCAAGATATGAAGCCACCGTTGCTCCACTGCCCTCCTGAATCAGCTTATTTCCGGAAACTTCCAAAACATATCCATTTGCCCCAGATTGATAAGTTATTTCTTCCGCGCTGTCATTTTCTTCCTCAGTCACTCGGATTCCAGTAATAACTACATCATCCGTCTGTATTGTTGATCCCGACAAAAGATCACTGATTTTCAAAATTTCATCAGCATTGTCAATATCTATTACATTTGTGCTGCCATTTTTTAGCAGTTTTTCTATGACCGTATCGATTTCCTGGCCTTCCGAATCTAATATCGCATTTCCATCAATATCGATCCAAATTGCATCTTCCTTTTGAACCCAGGTCGCTTCTAAAAGTTCCGTATCGTACCACTGTGCAGATAATTTTCCAAATCGATCAATCACAAAAAACTTGCACGCAATCTGGCCTACCCACTGCAATACCTGTCGGAAGGTCAATGCAGAATCGTCTGGGCGATTCTGCACAATATAGTTATCATTGTCAAAAGTTGCTGTATCCGATGCCAAGGTAACTCCGCAGCAGCTACAGGCATCCCGCACTATAGTTCCAAGAGTAGCCGGATATATAAGTTTGCTAAGAGAATATGACTGATCAAATTTAGCCATATCATCAAAAGCCTTTACAGATATTGAATTGCCTGATTCTTCTCCTGGTTCCGCTGTGTACTTGCCTTTATCCAGCCACTCAACGGATCCATCCAGTAATTCCAAGCCAATTTGTACGGTTATTACGGCACCGTTAAAATCATGATTGTCGAATCTACCGTCAATATTGTTTAGCTTTAGCGTCAGCTGCTGTGCTATTGCAGCACCCAGGTCAAAACTACTTGTATTTGATGTGCCTTCAGATATCTGAAATGTATAGATGTCCAGATCTTCCACGGTGTCACTGCTTCCATCTTGGAAGTTAATAACTACTTTATGATAAAATATTCCATATTCTTTCAAAGCTTCTTTGTAAGCTGCAGTTGTCTTTATCATCCTGTCACCTCTGTATAATGTCTACAGAAACGGACTTATACCAATATAGTCCGTCCCCAATGTCTCCCAGATGTTCTTTGCTCAGCGTACCTCGGTAGCTTTGTATCGTGATATCAATTCCATCATCACGAAATGAGAACGGAAAGAATCCTGGAACCAACGTATTTTTAATCGTTTTCACCTGTGCTTCTGTCAGAAACTCCCATTTAATGCTCAGATTTTTCTTCTGTGTAACCACTGCTCCAACCATCAGGCCCGCTAATGTACGCCCAGTATCAGATGTCCATATGATCTCATCATTTACGCTCAGTGATGTTGGTGCCGGAAGTGTAGTACTCCCGGACCATAATATTTTCTTTGCCATATTACTTCACCTCCACTGAGTTGTATCTAATGTCCATGGCTGCTTTCGCTTCCTGTGTTGCTTTTGCAATCTGAGTAGAATCCAGATAGAATCCCATATCTGTCAGTGCCGCAACGATTCTCATCACGGCACGATTTATAATTGCTTCCAGTTCCGCTTTACTTACGCCAGTTCCGCCTGCTGCCAATGCTGCTTCAATTGCCATCTTCTTCAGTTTATCTTCCGGAGCTACAACTTCACCCTGATGCAGGTTGTCACCGATCATGGCCAGCTGTGGTGTATTTGGCTTCACATAACCACCATTCGCCAGATGAGGGATGGTTGGAACCCTAGGAAGGGACATTCCATAATGGCCATAATGTCTCGTTCCGGTAATAGGATTCGTAAAATCATAGCTGAAAGAAAATGCACTTTCTATCGCAGACAGTCCGGAATTGAGTTTGTTCATCAAATTATTAATGATGTCAATCACAGCATTCAGTGGAGTCTTTGCCAGCGTCACAAGAGAATCAAAAATCCCTTTAAAGACATCTTTGATTCCGGACCACGCCTGTTTCCAGTTTCCATGAAATGTACCTTTTATGAAAGTTATAATTCCATTAAAGACCGTCTTGATATCTCCCCAAATACGCTTCACGGATTCCAAAAATGTGTTCAGAACTGTCCCCAATGTGCCAAAACTCTGTGACCAGTCTGTCTGGAAAATTCCCTTCACGTAATCAATGAATGGCTGGAAAATATATTTCTTTAAGAAATCGAAAATTGATCCTGCAATCGTCTTGAATCCCTGCAAAATTTCTTCAATTCCCTTCCAGCACATACTGAAATCTCCTGTAAATACGCCAGTGCAAAAATCAATAAAGCCACTCAGAATATCAGTAATTCCCTTAATCACATCACCTGCAACTGCCAGAAGATCTAGAATAAGCTCTCCAAGGCCTCCAATGATCGGTCCAAGAACCGGCATTACATTGTTAATTATCCATTCGATACATGGAACCAGTGCTGTTTCCCATAATGCTTTTAGATTCTCAAATACTTTACCAAGCAATTCAAGAATTCCATCCAGTGCCGGCTGAACATGTTCCTTCCATACAGAGCTGAATTTATCTGATATATAGTCCAGATATGGTGAAAGATATGTATTATAAGCATCAAGGAATGTTCCAAGGATATCCGATATACCTTGTGTGATGGAGTCAACAAAGGGTTTGAAATACTGATCATAAACTGAATTGATTTTGTCGAATGTATCAGTAAAACTCTGTGAAAGAGCATCAAACGTAACTCTCCAACGTCCAAGCATGTTCTCCAGTGTTTCGGAGATCTTGTCTGTATTCTGGATGACCGGAACAGTAAAAAGTGATACAAAGTCTCTTTTGAATTTAACTGCCAAATCTGCAGCTCCAAGAAATCCATCTGCAAATACCTGAATGATATCTGCAGTGATCGCCTTGGCATCGTCGCTAGAAAATATATCGAAGATATCCGCCAGAGCAACACTAAAATCTCCTGAAAGTTTCGCGATTTCACCGGTTGCATCGAACAGTGAAACAATACGCTTTTTGATATAACCTTTGCTTTTCGCAAGGTATTTATCAACACCGCCAACAAGATTATCTACCAGCGTAAGCCCGATTCTAGCTGTAGAACCGGTAATCTTGCCAAAAGCAAGAGCAATATTATTTGCACATCGATTCGCCGCATTTACAACTGCAGTATCTGTGAAGATCTCTTTCAGATTCTTACCAATATTCCTTACGGATTTATTGATGGAATCTATCTTTTTCTGGGAATCGCCAAATCCAATCTGGAATCCTTTTTTGAACAGCTTCGCAAGTTCCTGGCAACGTTTCTGCAGAGCAGATAACTTCTCATCTGTCTTATCGATGACTGTATCGCCATCAGCAAGTTTTCCATAATCAACTCCATTCCCTGCCGTTCCTGTACTGCCTGTCGATGGTGAAGTCCCTGAAGATGATGTACTGGACTGTGAATCAAGTTTGTTGATCTGGTCGAATCCCATAAGGGATTTCATTTTCTTCGCTGCATTCTGTGCTGCTTTGCCAGCTTTATTGGTATTGTTAGTCAGATTGGAAGCTGCATCCGAAGCACTATTGAGGCTGTCATCTGCATCTGCTGCCGAAGCAGCTATCTCTGATGCACCGTTACTGCCGCCATCACTGGCTTTATTCCCTGTGATCAGCTCCGTAAATGCTTTAAATGCATTCGCCAGCGTAGCAAGTTTACCGATTGCAATGTTGATCACCTTGATTACCGGAGTAAACAGATTGATCAGTCCCTGGCCGATTGTTGCCATGATGGACTGAGTCTGCAGACTTAAGATTCTGCACTGGTTAGCCCACGAATCAGATGTACGAGCAAAATCCCCCTGTGCCGCAGATAACTGGTCCTGAACGAATTGATATCGTAGAGCTACTTTTTCCGCCTCAGTCATTGCCGAGGTTGTCTTACCAAAGCCATTTGCCATGGCATAGGAATCAAGAGCCGTCTGTGTCATTACGACACCGAGATCTTTCAGCGATTCCGTCTCACCAGTAAAGACCGATTTCAGCTTTGTATAAGCCTCATCCTGCGATAAATTGTAAAAAGATGCTACATCACCAGCCAGACCAGTCAATGTTGTTCCCATGTCATAGGCTTGTTTTTCGGAAAATCCGAAAGCTTTCGCCATGGCACCGAATGTACCGGTGTACTGTTTCGCCATGGTCTCTGACAGACCAAAGCTCTGTGCGGCACTCTTTGCAAATTCATCGACCTGTGCGGTCATCTTCGGAAAGGTAACATCTACAACGTTCTGAACCTCTGCGAGATCAGATCCCAGTTCCAGGCACTGTTTTCCGAAATCAACCAGTTTTTTAACACCAAAAGCTGCTGCAAGTGTGGCGCCTGCCTTTTTCGCTAGGCCAGTTATTCCAGCCATCTGGCTCTCAAATTGATTTTTATTTACAACCAGATCAAGTCCAATCTGGCCAATACTTGTAGCTGACATATATACCACCTGCCTCTGTCACGAGGACATCGGCACAGTGGCACTACTTGTCCTGGTTTATTTTTATCTCAAATTCTTTCTTGCAGTGCCTTGCCTGACACTTAAAAAAGACGCCCCGGCATTTTGCATCCGGGGCGTACTGTACTTTCTGCTCATGTCCGCAAAAAGGGCATTTTACTTTTAATCTTTCAATTTTTAATCACCTCCAAGGCCTGCCATGCGCATAAATGCCATTTTCATCGCATCAAGCTGCGCATCCATCTGTTCTTTTGATGTATGATTTTTAATAAATTCTGCATGTCTTGATTTCCATTCATTGCGGATCCGATGCTGTTCTGGTGTAAAATTCTCCAGATACTCTTTACGGTCTTCTGCACGAACAGAAACAATCCTTCCAAGAGCCGTATCCGGAGCAATGCCGACAAGAAGGTCTCTGAACTCTTCCCACTTCATTCCTTCCGGAAGCTCTCTGGATAAACGAATCCCGTACTGTGACTGAAAAGATGATATGATCAAATCAAAGTCATCTATCAGATCATAGTACGGGTCACTGTTCTCCCTCGTTTTCTCCCATTACTAAATCCATGGCAGACTGAATAATAGTCATCAGGGAATTTGCTGAAAGCTTCTTTCCGTCTTTTTCCATCTTGCAGATCTTCTCCACATCTTCCGGAGAAAAAATAAGATCCAACGCCTCTCCTACCGCCTGCAGTTCAGAATTCTCTGCAAATACTCCCATCAGACGGAGCATCGTCTCTGCGTCTGATCTTACTTCTACCTCCAGATCTCCGATCACAATGACCGGATTGGAGTCAAAATTCAGTTTGTCTGTAATGTTGATTTTTTTCGCCATTTTTCTATCTCTCCTTTTTTCCACGCAAAAAAATCCCAGGATTACACTGCTGGTACTAAAGTTGGCTTGCCATTGCTGATCACGTCAAATTCCAGTGCGCCTACATTTGTAGCATCGCCGCCACCGCAGTTCTTTACATCAAACACAGCGTTCGCCCATGATACGCTCGTACCATCCGGGAAAATCCACTCAAAATACCCTTCTGCGTCATGTCCATTCTTGAACTGTTTACCTGCTACAAAGTCGTTTCCGGTATCTCCGATGTTTCTCTTGCCGTTAAGCGTAATAGTAAGGGCTTTGGCTGTCATTAATGCTCTCTGCCATCCTTCTGTATCCATTGGAGTCCAAGTTTCTACCCCATTGGAAAAAGACGGTGAGAAGGTCTCCAGATCTGCTACAGTTGTAGCGGATTCTTTATCTGCGCCAAGCTTAAACTGATTGGCTGATACAGGAAATACGTTAGTTGTTTTTCCTGCAAACTTCTGAAGATTCATTTTCATTCCTTTTTACCTTCTTTCTTCTTCTCAAAAATAAAAGCCCCTTCAATCACCATTTCATAGATGCCGGCATCATCTGTACCAACGTCCTGAACTGGATAAAGGGGTTGAAAAAACTTAATCGTTTCATTGTTTACACTTGCATCTCTCATAATTCTTAACTTCTCAAACAGCTCTGCAGCCGCTTTTTCTGTATCTCTTGGAGATTTATTCCAATGCACCAATATAGTCACGTATTTCTCGCCGTAGCCTTCCAGTGCTGGTCCTCCAAGTGCTGTATGATATGCATGCTGATGTTTACTGTTATAGACACCAACGGATTTATCTTCTTTATTCGGAAGTTTCCCCATGTACACATGCTCTGAGATACCAAGAGTTTCGATGTAATCTCTTATATCTGCCAGTGTCATCATATTCTTGTCAGTCTCCTGTAAATTTCTTTGAATGTTTTGGCTGCAAAATCAGCTTCTTTGCCACCTGGAAGCCAGTCTGTATACCATTTGCCTCGTGCATTCGGATTCTCTCCTGTCTGGAAGTGATATTCCGGATGGAAATACAGGCGACGGGCATAGGGCGTGCTGGATATGATTGATACTTTTCCGTGCTTACTTTCTGACTTGTCCAGGAACGTACTCTCATCCTGCAAGTGTCCAGTATCTCTTGGAAACACCTGCGCCTGATCGACTTCTGTATGCAATTCTTCCGCAGTCTGCTCCAGAGCCGTTATCTGTGCATCTGTCAGTTGTCGGATCTTAGGCAGATTCAGTTTTATCACGGAATTCACGTTGATCAGATTACTCATACCAGCATCACCTCCGTATAATTCACGGATCCATCCGGATTCCTTGCCTTTGTCCCCTGTTCGATCCGTCTCTTCGCTCCAAAGATCAGAGCAGATCCACCAGAGATAACCGGCAAATCTGGACAGATGTCACCCGGAAACAGCGCCGTGCCGGTAATCTGTGTCAATTTCTTCTCTGCTGTCAGAACTGTTCTTGCTTTGTCCTGGTAATTACACTTTCCGGAATACTCTATGGCCTTAAGTGGTTCTCCGTACTCGTTCAAACCTTCTCTCTCAAAGCTACAGGTGATATCTGTCTTGCAGAGCCTTTTAGGGACTAAACATGGATATCTCATGTGATCACCTCGCTAACATACAGCATAATCCAGTCTGCTGTAACAAAGCGTACACATCTCGCTTCATTGCCACACCTTTATCCGTAAATACGTTCCAGCTGCTGCCGAACTGAGCGGATACTCCATTGATGCTGTATGAAGACAGCACACTGTTGATCTCGTCTGCATTCTCATACTCGAAGTCAGCCTGCATGCATACGACTTCCCTGATGATTTCCTGCTGGTATGCTGTAAGATTGGAAAATCCCTGACCCACAATGCGGTTGTGGGTCAGGGAATCAATATGCCTGGATGCCTGTTTCAGTGCTTTTTGCAGATTATCTCCGGGGATGGTGTCACCCTCATGCTGATCCAAGTAATAATCTTCGGTTACGTACGATTTATAAGCCATGCAAAATCACTTCCTTGTGCGCTTCGTCTTCGGTACTTCAGCCTGTTCCTCATCTGCTGTTTCCATCTGATCTTCTACGCATGACGTGTCTACTGTTGCTGTTTCTACTTCTTCAACTTCATATCCATGGTCTTTAAACCACTCGATCAGGTGCGGATCTTCCGTCTCTCCAACACCATTACAAAACGGAACAGATGCGGACATACCTGTATAAGTCTTGACCGGACTGAAAATTTTCATATCACTCGCTCCTTATTTTACTTTGATATTTCTAAATACACCGGCCGCCTTTGATGCTTTGAGTGCAATGGCTGCATTCATTTCGACTTCACCTTTTTTCACTGCTCCTGCAGTAGAGAAATCAGGGAGCCATGTCTGTACCGGTGCCACTCCTGCAAAAGAAACAGCATGGAGTCCGTCCATTGCAAGACGTGCCACATAAAGAGACGTGGTTCCATCATCCCCTTTAATCGGTACCACTTCATCATTAGTTCCCGGTTTGGTCTTCAGGTCAACAAACGGGATGCCTCCATAGCTCTCTACCTGATTGCCCCAGTTGTCTTTTGTAACCTGATACATACTTGCCCGTCTTGCACAAGCTCTGAGTTTGGAAATCAGCTTATTATTACCAGCAATAAATGTCGGTGTTCCATCAAGGCCGCCCAGAAATTCATCTAGCATATCAAGGAAATACTGATAGTTCTTTGTTACCAGCTCTGAGGTAGACAGATCAATGCTTCCTTCAGTGTTGTACTCTGTTGAGCTTCCGGTAAGTGCTTTATCCAGACCGTCAAATGCTTTCGTATCCTTTGCAGTATCTCCATTGATGAATGTATCATTAAACAGCGCCTGTGCGGCCTTAATCTTCTGCGCCTGCTGCAATTCAACTTCATTTACAATACCGCCCATGTTTGCAATCACACGGTCAATCTCATAAGCCCCACCAAAGACTTTAATTTCTACTGTATATGGTTCCTTTGTTACTTCTGAAGACGTGTATTCTGTATTAATCGCACGAAATTCAGCTTTTGGCTGCTTTTCAGACGCACATAGCTGTAAGACGGTGTTGCACCGCCTCCTGTCGGAGATACTGCATCATCAAACGGGATATGTTCCAGAATAAAATTTGATTTCTGGAATTCATCAATAACTCCCATCTGAAGGTCATCCTGCACGTTTTTCTTTGCTTCTTCAAGTGTAATTGCCATAATTATTTACCATTCCCTTCTGCTCCCATATTTAATCTGGCAGCGATTGCTTCTTTCATACTTAAAGGTCCTTCTTTTCCAGAGCCTTCGTCTTTGTGATTTCCCAGTGGGAAGAATCCTCTTCTCTCAGTCTGTTTCTGTTCCTGCTTAAAGAGGAACGGTTTGCTCTCTTTCAATGCTTTTACCTGTTCATCCAGACCGGTAACTTTTCCATCCTCTCCAAGGATCAGCTTCTTACGGTCAACCAGTCCCGCTACCAGATCGCTATCCTGTGCAGATGAGGCAATTGCCATTTTGATTGCATTGGTCAGTTTCAAATTCTTCAGTTCTTCCTGATGTTCTGTTTCTTTCTGCTGATTCTGTGTCTGGAGATCCGCAATCTGCTGTTTCAGGGCTTCATTATCCCCTGCGGATGCTTTTAACGTCTCCAACTGGGCCTTATAGTCATTTGCCGATGTTTCCAACTGTTTGCGTTCCTGTTCTGTCGTATCATAAGTTTCTTTTGATACGTAGCCTTCCAGCTCTTTCGCAGAAGCATCTGCTGCTTTCTTTGCCAGGCCCTTCTCAATTCCAAGGGCTTCAAACTGTTCCTGTGTCATGCTGCTACTCCTTTCTGGTAGTTTTTCGTCATTCCGGACATAAAAATAAGACGCTTAACCCTGCGCCTCAATGGGGGATTTGGGATCACCGCCTTTCGAATCGATAACCTCTGCGATCTTCATTCTTACCAGGTACTCTGCCCTGTCCTTGGATACTGTTAATGTATCACCGACAGACCTGAGCTTCAGATCATTTTCCTTGTCATAGAAATCATGAATCACTCTGATCTTCACTATTTTCACCTCCCCTCATTGCGCTGGTGCAAATTAGAAAAGTATTGCATCTTTACGAATATTGCTGTAAAATAAACATAAGATATCTAAAATAAGAGTCATTCCTAGTACCCATAATCCGGAAGGATTGTACAAGTGAATGGCTCTTATTTTTTATTTCTTTTATACACTCCAATAATTCCATCATCTTTGTATAATGCAATCTGATCTATAAAAGTTAAATGTGTTGACCTAAACAAATCTTTTATTTGTTGTTGTATTTCATCTTTCGGTAATGGGCAATCTGTAATGTCGAAAATAAAGCATCCCGCCTGTCGTTTTTTCTTTTTGACTGCATTGTAAAAAACGTTTTTACCAGCAGTGCTTATTGTTTTCAGATCCCAGCTCATATCGTCAATCTTAAAATCTGGTGTGGATATTCCTTGCGGATATACAATTCTTGGAACCATCTGAATTTTCTTTCCATATTTTTCGGCAATATTTTCAGCTACTTTCTTTTCATGTGCTGAATAATCCAGCAGTATATTCTTGCCATCTACTTTGTATTTTTCTTTTCCGACTATATATTCTTGCAAATCCGTTACCTTGCCAACACATTTATCTTTTTCGCACCATACAGAAGTAATATTTTCTGGAATTCCTAAAAATTGTTCTCGTCGTCTTTCATCCAGATATTCCGCGGTATCCATATTACCAGTACGCATCCGCACATGTTTCCACCGATTTTGCATCTTCTCATACTGTTTCTGATTCTCTGGATCCAGTGAGAAATCCGCAAGTCTTCCAAATCTCTTTTCCTGACGTTCAGCATATTGCTGTTTCGCTTCCTGTTTCGCTGTATCCTCAATATCAGAAATCTCTTGCTTGTTATATTTAGGATCTACTTTCGTGATGCCCGGAAAATATGTAGTATGAGAATCTTTGCAACGTGGATGATAAAGCCCTGCTGCTATTGCAGATGACATCAGCGGGTATTTCCCATCTTTTCGACTGCCACCGCTCCACACATCGTCAATCAAAATTTTTCCCACAAACGGAAGGCACTTCGGGCACGGGGATCCTCGCTTGTTCATGATTACAAGGTGCAATCCCCACTGCTGCCGCATCTCGCCTTCCCCTTGCAAATAAGCCCTCTTGCTCGCTGTCCGGATCGCCATATCTGCATAATCAGCAAGTGTATGTCGTGCTCCGTTGGTATATTCCACACAATTCAGTCCAGCAGAAAGGAAATCCTTTGTTGCCATGTCTACGGCTTTCTCATAGGTACCTGCACCCGTATTGGCATACACTTGAGCATTATAAATAATCTTGCGGTACTGGTCATTGGCCATTCGCAGCACTGCTGTTTCTGCTTTCTGCATATCGGAAGTAGTGGCATCAATAAGAGCATTCAGTTTCCGGTCATTGACCTTGAAAAACTCCGCTGTACCGCCCTTTTTGATTCTCTTTGCCTTGAATCCGTTCTTGATCTCCTCCAGGATCCTTTTCTCCTGGTTCATGCCACCTTCAGATCTTGCAAGGCTGATCAGCGCTGCAATCTGCTTATTGATATTACGGAACTGCTTTCCGTATTTCTTTTGATTGTCGTGCTTGTATTTTTCCAGCGACTTCAACATCTCTGTCTGCCACATGGACCAGTGTTTCTTTTCATCCGTCTCTTCCTGCTTGTGATTCTCGAAGTTCCTGATCATAGACGCGATTAATTCATTTTCAATGGCTTCAAAAGCAGCACCGATATCATATTGATTATTTAGCTTTGCCATTTGACCATACCTTAAAACCCTGTGATCTAAACTGTCTAGTCAACTCTTTCAGCTTCGTAATGCTCTCACATTTATCTCTCCGGAGTTCTGCGTAATCAGCTTTCTCCACTGCGTAGATTCCCATCGGCACCTGCTCCTTTGCTATTTGAAGCATTCCCTGGTATTCCTTTCGGCTCATTCGGTACATTCTTGGTCCTACCTTTACCCGCATCACCTTCACCGCCTTCCAGATTTACGTGAAAATTACCGGCATCCAGATTAACTGCCGGCTCTTGCATATCCTGTATGCCTTGTTCGATCTTCAACTTTTCGACTTCTGCCTCTTTTTCCTTATCTGTCCAGGTATCTCCATACAGCTGATCTACAGATGTTTCAAGGCTCATGATGCCGTATTGTTTCGCCTTCCCCACTGTGTCCACTGTAGTTCCGAAATCTGGAGAAGCATATTCTCCAAACTTTACTGTTGGTTCATATTTTCCCGGAAGTTTTCCGTACATCAGATCATAAGTTTGCATGATAACTGTGAATAATTCAGGAAGCGCTTCGTTCAAAGCATCAACAATCTTATTTCGGACATGAAGCGTAACTTTTTCTTTTTCTCTCTGTGAGTCCGCATTATCAGTCTTTTTCAGATCAATGCCGAGAGTCGATGGTGACATAATCCCCTGTAACACCATATCGAGGAAATTACTGTAACTGTTTACATAGGCTTCATAGGAAATCTGTGGCTGCGATATCTCAACCTGCTGATTTGCTTTTTCGCTCATATTGTCGCCTAAAGCAATAAAATCATTATCAAACGGGTTTGCCGGCATCAGTTTGCCCGTGTCCGGATCACGTGGAATAAGATTGTCCGGGATATACCGTTTGATTCTTCCCATACGGATTGCATCCATCCACTGGCTGATTACTTCATCCAGTCCGTCCAGAACGTCTGTTTTTCCTTCAAATAGTGCTTTTCCGCGATTCTTATATTTCGTGGATTCCAATATTTTCAGGGGAACAGCCAGCATGATATCGCCTTCAATCCCCAGATCATACAGGTGCGCCGTTTCCGGCAGCTGATTTAGTGGAACTTCTTTTCCGTAATCATCATACAATTTGTATTTGATATATCCGTGTCCGTAAGTTTCTTCCAGTCTGAGATCTTTTTTACCGTTCTTATATGTCGTGTAAAACTTAATTTCCTGCAATTTCGAATGTACATACACGTAGTCCACGTTTTCCGCATCATAAAACTCTACGATCGGATACTCACTGCAGGAATCTGCCGTAATCTTAAAAGCTCCGTCTCCTGCTGCCAAAGCTCCCGTTATTGCTTCTCCAATTACATCATTAAGTTTGCTTTTTTCATAAAGCTTATCCCACAGTTCATTAAGTGATTTCTGGTTTTCTCCGAAGTCTATAGAATCCATGTCTGCCAGAACAATGTCTTTATAGCGATCCACAACAGTACCAACAATACCGCTGTGCATTTTTCTGACATTTCCCTGTGCATGAGCAGCCCAGAAGCGGGCTTTTTCCACGTCCCACCTTGCAGTCTTCTGAAAATACTGTTCTAACTCTGCGCTGTCACCACGATACCAAATTTTATTTCTTAGTACATTTTCCCGGAACGTATGTGGTTCTATAATCGTTACTGTTCTGTCTCTTGCCGGTTCTATCTTAAAAATCCGAGCAATAAAGCTTTGAAGTCGGTTCATTCTCTCACCTCTTGTATATTTTGCTCTGGTATGGGATCCATCCATACTGTACAGAGTTCACCATATGGTCATGTCCATCTTCCGGAGTATTGTCTTTATCTTCTTTCCAGCTATATGTTTCCAGTTCGCTGATATAGGTCGGACATGTATCCAAAACGTAAAAATTAGGTTCTATGCCTGTAGCATCATCAAAAGCCAGCCAGCCAAGCTGTGCGTTGATACGGTCAATGATCTCCATCTGCTTCCATGCATCATTGAGTGTGTAGATACAACCATTTCTGCGCTTATATTTATTCCACTCCTGCATAGTTGCCTGATCAGCACTATCCAGAAACACATTTCTTGCAAGTCCCCATTCTTTCCGATTTCTGTCCAAGAAATCAATCAGATTCTTAACTGTGTCCGATGGAGCTAATGGCGTATCCAACTCAGCGTTGCTGTATACTTTTTCGTCCAGAACAATACATTTTCCTTTATTGGTGATTCCTAAAAAAGAAAAAGCAATCGTATCTGGAGATTTCTGGGAATACGAAGTATCCACTGCTGCCGACAGCCACATGAAAAACTCTTTTTTCTTTCCTTCTGGATTCTGAATAAATTGTTTCGCCCATTCTTTCGTTCTTACGTGATGCGCACGATCAAAATTGCTGAATACCAGACCGGTTGCTTTTCCTCTCAGCCCCTCGATCTTGTTTTTCCAGATCTTTGTTCCCTTCGGAGTATTCTGTATGATTCTCTCTTTCTTTTCTTCCGAAAGGCCCGCATTATCGTCAAAAGAAAAGAACCAATGGACCCAGCCGGGTTTTGGTTCTTCTTTCAGCTCATCTTTAATTTCCTGTGGAGTACTGTCCGCCCACTCCGGAAGTGGCCTGGCGCAGTTGATATACTCTTTGTATACATCAAGACTCGGATCATCTGGATTAAGCGTTGCCATCAGATAATCACAGCGCATGGATGCCTCACGGACAAATTCTATGTTTGCAGTGTTGATCTCATCGATATACAGGCATCCATACTGACCGCCGAGGGCATCCTTCCACTTGCTTTTGTTTCCATATCCGACCACAAAAATGATTTTATCCCCGCCGGATGTATGGAACAGAATGTGTGGCATCTTGTATTCTCCGGATCCATTTCCTTTGTACTCAGTCAATATTCCGAAATCATCCAGAATGCCAAGGTCTTTCTGAATAATGTTCTTCTCTGCTGCTCCCGTGTCATCTGCTGCCAGGATATGCAGTTTCTTCGGTGATTCAGCAACCTTCAGCATGAACTTAAACAGCCCTACTGTCGTTTTGCCAGCTGCAGTTGTGCTAACCCTCCAGGAATTCTACTGGTGCATTACATTTCAAAAATGCTTTGTATTTATCAGATAATATTAATCTTTCAGAACTCACGGAGCTTAATCACCCCCTCTTGATATAACAAAAGAGAGCGATTATTCGCCCTCTTTGTATCTCCACAAAAATCCATATGCACTTTTACATTTACCTCTAGCGCACCTACTTATCAATCTGTCCTTTGTTGTCCCTTCTCCAAACAAAAATCTGGCGGCCTCATTGCAATTAACATGTTCCTGTAAAACTTCACCAGTATCTATGCTGATTTGTAATACAGGTCGTGTCTGTCCCAGCACTTGATTAATCATTTGCATTTTCTGGCGATATTGTCTTGTATTATGAGCCGCATTGCTTTTAACCCGAGATTTTTTATTCATTTCTGAATAATCCGGAGTCATTAAACCCGTCTTGATTGCATGCATTGTATTTTCTCTATTTGTTACCCATTCTAAATTATCCACGCAATTATTGATTTTGTTGCCATCAATGTGATTAACACATTTTTTTCCTTCAATTGGCGGAAGAAATGCTTCTGCAACCAGTCTATGTACATGAATTACCGTGGGTTTTTCATATTTAACATGACCTTTCCGTAGGTTCACACGCAAATAACCGTTTGTACTTTTTCTTGTACTTAAGATTTTTTCAGAATCATTATTCTTTATTCTTCCTAAATTACTAACAGCATATCGTTCGAAGCCTGAAATGCTCTTCCAAATCTCAGGGTCGTCCATTTAATTCGCCCCCCCCCGCTTCATCTCTGCTTTAGCAGCTTTCATTCCTTGTGAAGATATCCCAATCTAAAAGAACAACAAATTGTTTCAAAACTGCCACCATACACTTCGTGGATTTCTTTTACATTATTAACAGTCATATCGTAGTGGGGATTAATTTGTCCGATCATCAAATTTGCTTTCTGTACAGCATTTTTTATTGGCATAATAAAAACTCCTTTCAAATTTTTGTTCTTGAAAGAAATTCCCATCTGCATTATAATATTTACAGAAGGAAACTTCTGGACAAACAGTCGTGTGTGCTTTGGTCGGTGCTACGACTGTTTTACTTTTTATCCAACATTTTTATTCCTCTACTAATTGCTTCTGTCTTATTCACTTTTTCTCTTTCGCAATATTTTTCCAAAATTTCTTTATCCGAATCACTAATCCGAATACTAATTTTATTTGGTCGAGGATTATCTGTTGGTCTGCCGGTTCGTGGACTCATTATTTCACCTCTTTTTTTGTCTGGCATAATTCTATTATATATTATGTCTGGCAAAAGTCAAGTTTTATTTTTCACTATCCACCACCACGCATCTGTTCCAGAATGTCATCAAGTTTCTTCTTTTCATCTTCCAATCCGGAAACCTCCAGTCTGTCCCTAAACATTCCAAGATGACGGCCAAGAAGCTCCAGTGCTTTTTCTTTATCATTCAATTTCAGTTCAATACCAAACTTGCCTTCTTTTATTCCGGCAATGGCTTTAATCTGCTGTTCTGTCAGTCCTGCCGTGTCTTTTATGATCACGCATCCGTCTTTTACCTCTGCAAAATCAGTCGCCCTGGCAAAAGCAATGGCTGCCAGCTCTTCTAGAACCCTGTCCTGTGTTATTTCTGTGCGTTTCTGGCGGTCCTGCATCCTTTTCTGGATATAATCTGCAACCTTGACATTTCTCAACATCCTGCTGCCGGCCTGAGCCGCTGTTTCATCCTTCTTCACGGCCGGATATGCTACCTTGTAAGCCCTTGTGGCATTCAGGTCTATCAGATACTCATCTGCAAAAATCTTCTGTTTTTTCGTCACTCAGGCTCACCTTCTTTCTTTTATTCAAAAATACAGTCCTGCCAGCATCATACACGACAGCCGATTGCTACCGTGACGAAAGGAGGTGCAAACGCTTACATACAGTGAATCCATGCCTAAAGTATGTATGCGCTGGTGCTGTGCACGCTGTACGAAAATTGGCATTAGAAAAGCACCCCGAAGGGTGCTCTGCGTAAGTTTATTATATTATCCATTTCTATAGGACTACTTCAAATGGATATGTCGCAAATAAATGCTCATTTGTAAATTCATTATCTCTTTTTTTATTATCCATTTGATCTACCCTAGCAATTTCTGTTTTATCTGTAAATCCATATACTTTTAACTCATATGCTCCAAGTCCTGGAAATTTGATTCCATTAATCCTACTGCTAACCATATCTATGTATCCATTTTCAACGGTATTATTTTCAATAGTGTTGTTAGAAGAATTTGTTGCGTCTACTTTTCTTTCCAATCTTATTTTTCCGGCATGAGCTCTTTTTATTTGACTTCCAGCTTCAATTTTATCTATACAGTAAAACAAAGCTAACTGGTTACCAACATTTAGCCCATTAATAAACGTCACCATATAAAAAGGTGGTGTAACATCTTTATCCATTTTAATCTTATTAAATATTTGTTGAACATTTCCAGTTTCCTCATCACAATATTTGCATAGGACAACATTTATATTCCACTTCTCATTCACAATAAAAGCCTCCATAATCGTATTTAATGAAATTCGTAATCCCCTGGCAAGTCTTTTTCTACAGTAAGACTTGTTTCCTTGTTTTCTTTTGAAAAGTTATCTACTTTTTCACTCATACTATCTATTTTTCCCTGTAACTCAATTATACTTCGATTTATATCTTCATTTGCAGAAGTAATATTTTCAACAGCTTTGTCCAATTTACGTGTTGTATCTTCCATTTGGTTTCGCATTGCATCTGTCTTTGCCTCACCTGTTATACTCATTATAATTGCAAGTACAGATAAAATAATAGATGTAACAGTACTAGCAAAAGATATCCAATTAGAAAACTCTGGTGAATTTGCGGCCCCTGTTGCCAGTAACAATACCACAATACCTAGTGCTATGCCAGATATATATCTGCTATGTAATGTCGTTTTCACACACTTTAATCGCATCTCATATTCCGTATAATTTTCACAAGGACAAACTTTATTATCTTTGCATCCAAATCCAAAGAAACACATGTTATTTTCCCCCTATAATTTTATATAGAATAATACCTCAATTATGTATTTTTTACAACTGTTTACACATAAAAACGTCCCATATTTCTACAGGACGCTTCGCAAAAATGTATGTAGTTTGGAATATGCTTTTCGGAGAAGCGGGGAAAGAGCCGCCGGCCTTTAAGCCTTTGGCTACATTCTCATCATACAACGAAATTACCGAAATATCCGAAAAATCGTCATGTAATTTTCATTTTTTTCAGATAAGCATCCCTGATACACACCCTCGGATAATCCTCATTGTGCGGCATGCCGATCTGCTTCGCAATCGTCTTCCAGGTCATTCCCTGCCTATAAAACATTCGGAACACACATCTCGTCTGCCCGTCCTTGATATCATCGATCCACTGATCTATAACTCTGACCTTCTCTTTCTTGCGTTCCATAATTTTCTCCCGGCGATCGTATTTCTTCTGATCGAAACCAACAATACTCTGTGGTCTGGGATAACCAGTTTTATAATCAAATATGGTATCATTTCCAAGACCTGCTTCTGTATTCTTCATCATCTGAAGTTCCATCTCCAGCACCGGTATTTCCTGTTTTAATTTCCGGTAATGATCCAGCATTTTTTTAGTAATCTTAATTTTACTCACTGACGTCCTCCTTTTTTGTATTTCGCTTCTTTTTCTAAACTCAACTAAGCTTTTCGCTTCCATTTTTTATGCTTTCTAATACAATATCCATTGCTTTATTTAATTCCATCTTATTATCTTCTGCGATTTTTTCTGAAACTCCTCTAAAGATGATTGTTAACAATGTTAATAGCTCTAGACTACTCCCTTTAGTAAACACTTTTCCTTTCTTTCCAAATGTAATGCTGAAAATAAACCTCATTTTTATTTCTCCTTTTATTTATTGCTATTTCTTGATTTTCTGATAAAATATAAAAAAAACGAAAGGTTGTGATTTTATGCCAGAAGGATTGGATAAACTCGCCGGTGGTATTGGAAAAGCTGTTGAAACAGTTCCTGATCTTTACGATGATGCATTAAAACCAATCACGCAAGAATCTGGAAAAACTTTAGCTTTAATTCCCCGTGCCATAAATGCTGCATTATCCCCGTTGCGTCAGTGGATAGCCCAACGAGAGTACAATGTCGCTGAAACTGAAAAATTATTAGCCCAAAAATTAGAAAACATAGACCCTGAAAAAATTGTATCTCCCGAAGCTTATGTAGCTGTGCCTGCTCTTCAAGCTATTTCATATTCAATGAATAGCGATGAATTAAGAGAACTATATGCAAACTTACTTGCAAAATCCATGTGCACAGATACTAAAAATTCAGTGCATCCTTCTTTTGTTGAAATTATCAAACAGATGTCTCCTTTAGACGCAGTTGTTTTTAAAATTGTCCTTAACGCTAATTTGCGACCTTTAATTGATATGAAAATAGGTTACTCGCAAGATGAAGGCGGTGGTTCTAAAATTGTTTTTAGAAATGTATCTTGGATAACAAATTATCCCTATAAACAACTTATCGTTTCATTTGATAACTTAGAACGATTAAATTTAATTGATATATCTGATTCCTTTTATACGCATTCAGAACATTATCAATTAATCACCAATACATCTTTTTACAATGACAATAAACATTTAATTGAAAATTCTCTTGATCCTAAACAGTCTTATCGTGAAGATCAAAAAATAATGCAACTCACTGATCTCGGTATCTTATTTGGCAATATATGTATTTAATAATTTTTTAGGGGCCTTCTTTATTGAAGGCCTATTCTTTTTTACACCTCTTTCCATGACTACATCCGTCATATAAGCCTAATTTCGTGCTGTCAATTCCTCTGATATTCCCACAGCTGATATTTCCAGATGGCAGTTTGCAGGCATGTACGCATTCTGCACACAGAACTACATTTCTGTACTTTTGCGTAAGTCGGTGAATCTCTGAACTTGCGCTTTCATTTTCACTCAACGCTCTGGATAAATGTAATTTCAGATTGCACTTATCATTGCAGTATGCTTCCAATTTCTCCTGATCAAACATTTTTTCCGGCATCGGGCAGATGTGATCACATACATATTCTGCCATTTCAACTATTTCTTTGTTCATCTCGTTCTCCTTTCTTGCTCCCCTTATACGGTTCTGGAAATTCTTTCCATGCAATTACTTTTCCTCCAAGAATGGGTTTTTCTGTTTTCCATTTACCATCAGTAGTATGTGCCCGTTCTACAAGAAGCGTCCCATCATCATATGCAACTGTTACGATCACATATCTTGACGCTTTCTCAAACATTCCATTCTTCCAGTTATCAGTGCCTTTAAACTTTGCAAATATAGAATTGCGTTCCTCCGGCAACCTCTCACTGACCGGAATCCACCCATTCTCTTCCTGCTCACCATACTCATTCATTATCTTCTGGATTACACAGCTTTCGCATGAAATCTCAAGGTTGCCACCAAAGGCCCGGCGGAGCGGCCGCCAATGTCGACGTTCACCGCCCCGGCCAC